GCTAAATGGTATAAATTTTAATAAAAGATTATTTAAAATGATAGAAGTAGAATGTCACTATAACTTTTTAAATATACCAGAAGAAACAGAGCAGGCAAATATAATTAATCTATTACAAAAATATGATTATAAATTAATTGATAAAAATTGTCAAGAAGGTAATACAAAACTGGTCTTTCATCATGACTAAATATAAATGCTCTTCTTTTTGCTCCTTATACAAAGGGGAAAAATTTGTTCAAGGATATATAGAAGATATGTTGAAACAATCTATCTTTAATGATATTGAATTCATCTTTTTAGACTGTGCTTCTCCAGAAAATGAAAAAGAGTTTATATCACCATTAACTGAAAAATATTCAAATATAAAATATCTTAGATTAGATAGTGATCCTGGTTTATATGCAGCATGGAACATTGCTGTTAAAATATGCTCATCAGACATAATTGGCAACTGGAATATTGACGATAGAAAAAATATAAATAGTTTTGAGATACTGGTTAAGTGTTTTGATAGAGATCCAGATTTAGACTTAGCATATGGACTAACATACGTATCAACAATCGCTAATGAAAAATATGAAAATAACGATTACTCTAACTTTTATCCGTGTTTACCTCATTCGTTAAAAAACTTATTAATGAATAACAGTCCTCATTGTATGCCCTTATGGAAAAAGAATTTACATGATAGATTCGGATACTTTGACGAATCGTATAAGACGGCTTCTGATGGAGATATGTGGTTGCGTTCCTGCGTCGGAGGTGCTAAGATACAGTTGGTCAATCACCCTGTTGGCTTGTACTACCACAACCCAAAGGGTAGATCGACTGATCAAAAAACGTTGTTGGAGATGGTTGCTGAAGTTCAGCAAATGAGAAAAAAATACATACCCTATTTGGAGAATGACAATGGATAGTTTTATTATTTTGTGTTTGGCAATATCCCTAATTGGCGGAATAATTTCTGGGATCAAAGAAATGACAGATAGATCAGGCTATTCTGTTAAATCATCAAAAAATATATTTACATTTCTGTTTTGCGATAAATATTAATGGAAAGACTAAAAAATCAAAGAGTATATCTTGCTGGAGCAATGGATAGGGTTCCAGATAGAGGTTCAACATGGAGAGATAATATTACTCCATTTCTTAATGAGCTTGGTATAGTAGTGTTTAATCCTATTAGTAAACCAACAGATATAGGATTAGAAGATAAAGACACTCATGCTATAAAAACCAAGCTCAAAGAAAAAGCAAGATATGACGAATTAACTTCCATGATGAAAACTATTCGTTCTGTTGACTTGAGGCTTGTTGATATTAGTGATTTTTTGATAGTTAATTTAGACCTTAATACTCATCCGTGTGGAACTCTTGAAGAAATTTTCTGGGCTAATCGTCAAAAAAAACCAATAATTATTCATATGGTTCAAGGAAAGAATCATACCCCAGATTGGCTATTTGGAACAATACCGCACCAGATGATATTCTCTACATGGGATGAAATTAAGAGTTATTTACAACATATTAATACTTCTGAAAATATAGATTCTCATAAAAGATGGTATTTCTTCTCGGTGTAAAATGCCCAAATACTATGTTAAATCAGGTCAAATAAAATTTATTGTAGATTGTACCGATCATATATGCGCTATATTAGCAGCGTTATCTCACTATAAGGGAAAAGGTATTGTGACTGGGCCAAAAATTTGTGTTAGTGAACAAGGATTTGAAGATTTTAAAAAATGGAAATGCTATGATACTGATAAGTATCTAAAGGGAATATAATGCAAAAAATTATAAATGAAATTAAATTAGATTTTGATGATGTTCTAATCAGACCTAAAAGATCAACACTCAATAGTCGATCAGAAGTTTGTATTCAAAGAGAATTTAAATTCAAATATTCTCCACGAAAATTACTAGCAGTTCCCGTCATGGTTGCGAATATGGATACTGTTGGAACTTTTGAGATGGCAAAATCATTAGGAAAAAATCAAGCTATAGTATGTTTGCACAAACACTATAAGATTAATGAATATGTTGCTTTTTATACCGATCCTAGTATTTTAAATAAAAATCTTGCATTTTATTCTATTGGAACTAGCCAAAAGGACACAGAAAAACTAATTGAAGTATTCAATCAAATTAAAAAATTTAATTACCCTACTCCTAATATCTGCTTAGATGTTGCAAATGGGTATACAGAACAGTTTGTTAAAATTGCTCGTAAAATAAGAAATTTATATCCAGAATCAGTTATTATGGCTGGTAATGTTGTAACCCCAGAAATGACAGAAGAATTAATTATTCATGGTCAGGTTGACATAGTAAAGGTTGGTATAGGATCGGGCAGTGTTTGTACTACTCGTTTAAAAACTGGCGTAGGATACCCTCAGTTGAGTGCGGTGATGGAATGTACGGACGCTGCTCATGGCCTTGGTGGACACGTTTGCTCAGACGGTGGGTGTAAAGTGGTGGGGGATGTTTGCAAAGCATTTGGTGCAAATAGTGATTTTGTTATGTTAGGAAGCATATTTGCTGGCACAGACGAGTGTGAAGGAGAATGGAAATACGAATATTTAATTGAGGCAGGATCATCTGCTCCTGGATTTTGGCAGCCAATAGATCCAGAAAATAATAGCATAAAAAGAAAAATATCTTTGCAATACTATGGAATGAGTAGTTCCAAAGCTATGGATAAGCACCATAATGGCGTTGCAGATTATAGAACAGCAGAAGGTAAGTGCGTTACTGTTCCATATAAAGGAATAGCAGAAGAAGTACTTCAAGATATTTATGGAGGAATACGAAGTGCTTGTACTTACATAGGCGCTAGTAAAATAAAAGATTTTGGCAAAAAAACAACATTTATACAAGTCAACAATACCCATAATAAGATATATGAAAAATGAAAATCAATTATTCAAGTCCAGTTAATAACACAGGTTACGGATTAGCCTCGGTCAACATTTTACGAGAACTATCAAAGATAGCAGATGTAACTTACTATCCAATAGGGCAACCATCAGTTAATAATCAAAATGATCATGACTTTATACTTTCTTTATTAAAGAAGAGGATGAGTCCTGATATTAATGCTGTTAATTTTAAGATCTGGCATCAATTTGATTTACTAGATCATATTGGACGAGGAAAATATATTGCCTATCCATTTTTTGAGTTGGACACATTTAATGAATATGAAAAAATTAATTTGAAAGTTCCAGACAGCATATGTGTTAGTAGCAAATGGGGTCAGGAAGTTCTACTTAAGAATGGAATAGATTCTGAATCATTCGTAGTGCCATTAGGTGTTAATAGAAATATTTTTAATAATACTATCAAAAGAACTAGATCAGATGATAAATATGTTTTTCTAAATATAGGCAAATGGGAAGTTCGTAAAGGACATGATATTTTATTCTCTTTATTTAATGATGCTTTTCCAGATCAAAAAGATGTTGAGCTATGGATATTAGCATCAGAAAAAACCAATTCGTATTCATCTGCTGATGAACTAAAACAATGGAAAAATATGTATGGTTCAGATAGAGTAAAATTATTTGATGGATTTGAAACTCAGGAAGAAATAGCTCAATTAATAGCAGATGCGGATTGTGGATTATATCCATCAAGAGCAGAAGGATGGAATTTAGAACTGTTAGAAACCATGAGTATGGGAAAACCGGCCATAGCAACCAACTATTCTGCACACACAGAGTTCTGCACACCAGATAACTGTTATTTGGTCAATATTGACGAGACAGAAAAAGCTTTTGATGGAAAAGCATTTCAAGGTCAGGGGAATTGGGCCAAATTAGGAAATAATCAGATAGAAAATATTATTGAACATATGAGATTTGTTTATAATAATAAAATAAATACTAACCCTAATGGAATAGAAACGGCCAAAAAGTATTCTTGGGAGAATGCTGCTCAACAACTTGTGAGGTGTATTTCTAAATAGGAGATACTATATGCCAATTCCATCACAAGATAAAGACGAAGACAAACAGAAATTTGTGTCCCGTTGCATGAGCGACGAGACTATGAAAAAGGACTATCCTGACGCAAAACAGCGAGTTGCTATTTGCTTAGGACAAACAAAGAAAAAAAGTCAGTCTTCAATACTGGAAGAAGTACAGGATAATTTATTAGCTTCAAATTGTGATTGGGATGATGACTGGAATGAGTTTGTTTGGGAAATTGAAGCTAATATCATTTATGATGAGAATGAAAAAATTATAGCAGATGAAAAGGGTCGTAAGAAAGTTAAATTAAATAAACCAACAAGAACTCCGAATGGTCCCAAAAAATTCAGTGTTTATGTCAAAAATGACAAAGGGAACATTGTAAAAGTTAATTTTGGTGATCCTAATATGGAGATTAAACGAGACGATCCAGCTCGTCGTAGATCATACAGAGCAAGACACAATTGCGATAATCCCGGCCCACGATGGAAAGCCAACTACTGGAGTTGCAAAATGTGGTCAACGCCAAATGTATCAGACTTAACCTAGGAGAATATGATGAGTAATAATAAATCAATAAACGACTTAATAAATCAACAAAATCAGACCCCAACCCCACAGGCTGAAACACAAGCCCAAGAAGTTTCTGGATATACTTCTAATAGCGTTATTGAATTACTAAAAAAATCACTCAACATTCACTGGCAACAGACAACATCATTAACAGCCCAAGCAGAACATCTTGAAAGATGGGGCTATTCAAAATTAGCTGCTATCATCAAAACTGATTCAAGACAAGAACAAGAGCATGCTGCTATCAATATAAAAAGACTTGAATTCTTTGATACTGACTATCAGCCACTAGTAGTGAGTCCACCTGTATGGAAAAGGCATGATATGGTAGCAATGATTCAGTATAATCTTGATTCTGTTAGAGAAGCCTCTGCTACTGAAAGAGCAACTATTGTTGCTGCAAGAGCAGTGGGAGATGAGATTACTGCCAATATGATGATTCCATTATTGCAGGGTAGTGAGGATGGCATTGAACTATATGAAGGATATTTAAAGCTTATCGAACAAATGGGTCTTGATAATTTCTTAAGCATCCAAGTGTGAATGGATGAGAAAAAATAAATTACTATCTGAACTGAGTTCTGTAATACCCTCTATTAATATAGATAATATCAAATATACCACAAAGACGGTAGAAGATAAGGAAGTTTCAACGGTAATTGATTTTGATTATAAATCTATTCTTGATAATCCTCCTATAAATAGTAGCGGTTCTACATTAAAGGAATTAATTTACATATCAAAGATTACCAATAATAGGAACAATGACGATATTGAATTTGTTCATAAAATAGATAAAAATGCAGCAGCTTTAGTTATTGATTTTTGTGAGAATAAAAATATTAAATTTCCACAATCTGATTTTGATAATTTATATAATATTATTAAACCTCTTATATTTAATACTAAAAACTATTTTAATAGAGCAAGACCTTATCAATTGGCCAAATTTTATGGATTAACAATTGATGTTATCGAAACAGACACTCATCAAACTCCATCCTATCCGTCTGGACATACGGTGTATGCTAGATTAGCAGCAAATCTTGTGTTAAGTTCTAATCCGACATTCAGATATGAATTGGATCAAATTGTAAACAAGAGCGCTTATGCTAGAGTTTTACAGGGTGTTCATTATCCATCAGATAATAAAGCTTCAATTATTTTTACTGATTTTATTTTTCACAAACTATATAAGAGACAATAATTATGGACAGAATTTACGATCTATTGAACAACGTAGAAAAACTTATAAAAAAAACTGAAGGAACAATGCTACCTGTTCCAACCGTAGAAGTTCAACCAGAGGTTGATCCAAACTCTAAGCCACCAATTAAACCAGAATTAGTAGATACAGACACTAATGAGGATTCTCTTAATTCTCAAAGAGAAAAAATTAATCAACTTAAAACCAAGAATCCTAATGAACAGATTTCCAGACCAAGTGGAGACAGTTCTGTTGCTGGTTGTAAGCTAATGGCTGGAGATAAAATTAAAAATACTAATCCTGCTTGTATGGAATATGGTAGTGAAGGCATTGTTGAAACCATAGAAGAGATGCCAGAAAATATAGGATATGTTATTGGTTATCGAACCACGAATTCTGGACCATCGTGGACAGTAGATCAATATTTGAGAAAAACGGAGGATCAATTAACGCTAGTAGATTCTCTCGATGATTATGGACTGGCTGAAGAAGAATCAGAGTCACCAGAAGATGAATTAAATGAATATAAAGAAGATTTTTTTGAAATGAGTGTTGGCTCACTTAGAGCAATAGCCACACATGCTCAAGAAATAATGAATTCTTTGGACAATCCATCCGTAAAAGAAAACTTGACAGAGAGCTGGTTGCAGGGTAAGATCGCTATAACTGAGGACTACATGAGAACAATTCATGATTTTGTCATGTATGTCTCAGACTCTGACGATACTATATCTGCTGCTGACAAGCAAGGTCTTTGGGATAACATACGAAAAAAGAAACAGAGAGAAGGAAAGAAGTATAGACCAGCAAAGCCAGGAGACAAAGATAGGCCAGATCCAAAACAATGGAAAAAGCTGACATAGTACGAAGTTAATAGGACTAATTACTTAATTTATAAACTCAATAAAGGACATCTTGATTATGGACAGACAGTACGACAGTCTAGATACATATATTAATCTAGCAAAGAAGACGATATCAAAATTCTGCCCTAAATTCTATAATGGGTTATCAGCAGAAATGTTAAAGAATAATGATGCAATATCTGATGTTGCAACGGCGATAATGTATGCTGATTGGAGATTCGATCCAACCAGAACAGGTAAAAATGGACAAGCCAAAACCTTGTATTCTTATAGAAATCAATGTGCTATTTGGGCTATTAAAACATATGTGACTAATAAATATAAGAAAAATACAGATTCTATTAGTCTTGACTCTAACTCCAAAGTATCAGATTTATCGATGCACTCGACCATATCAGATGTAAAGGCGCCCGAACCAATAGAGATTCTAATAGAAGCAGAACAAACTACCAATTTAAAAAATACAATTGGGGATTTATTGTCAAATAGTAATCTATCAGAAAAACAAAGAGAACAGATTAGAATGTATTATTTAGAGAATCACACCTTATCTCATATTGGTAAGAAATTTGGAGTATCACGAGAAGCAGTTAGACAGAATATCAAAAGAGCCTTAGATATTATTAGATCATATGATAAATGCCAAGTTTAATCTAGCCATACTGGTTTTAGACCCCTCTGTTAATAGATACAAAATACTATCATCTAAAGCAGATGATTTAGAACTTCCGTATCTTGATATTGAAACTAATCTTGATATTAATTCTTGCTTAGATCATTTAGTATCTACAAAAATAGATAAAAATGATTCATATCTTAATTTTAGATTAACAGATGTGGAACTATCAGAAATGCTAGAAATTTATTATCTTGTTTTTATAACCTATGAATCTGTTGTAAAAGACGGATTTTTACTAGACATACAAACTTCTCTTACAAGACTTCCAAACAATGCTAAGAAAATTCTTACACTACTTTAAATTCTTAAAAACAAAGCAAGAACCAGAGACATTAAGCATTATAATTTCCTTAAAAAGTAATTATGATATTGATATACAATTTAAGTATCCAAACCTTAATAGTACAGATATAAATAATATACCAAATATTGCAGAAAAGTATGCAGAATTATTGATCTATATCAACAGCAATCCGCTAAAATATAAATTATTAGATACAATAAAAGATAAATCATATAGGTCAGAAGACATTAAAGAAAAATTATTTTTTGATAATGTTATCTCTTTTTATGACCTAATTAGGCAAGAAATTAAAAAAGCCAATATTATTAATAATAACGGCCCACTTATTAGTCCAATGTCTGTCTTTGCAACAAAGTGATATTGGAAATCTGGACTTTTGATTTACTATAAGGGGTATAATGTCTTGTTCTATCTCTGCTTGACGGGGGTTCCATAATGGACAAAAATAATCTAATTATATGGCAAAAATGGCTTGACCCATTTGGATCAGATGATCCTGATGTTGATGAGTTTGATCCATATACTGGTAATTATACTGATAGTGATGCAGAGACGGACGATGAAGAAGATAGTCATGAAGACATTACTAAGAAAAAAATTAAAGCAGTTAGAATCATTGCTACTCCTATGGGAATAATACCAATGAACGAGAATACTGCTAGTGGAAAACTTTTTAATTTTTGGATGGGACATACTAATTTTGACATATCAAAAAAAATAGCACAGATGATAGAAAGAACAGACGGAGTTGAAACGCTGGATATTTTTACAAGATATAGATTCAGAGTATCAATAGGCAAAGCCTTTGATGATTCAGAAACTATGAGAAACATCAATAAAACAATATATAGTGAGTTAAATAATGGCTAGAATAAACACCAGCGATACAGAATTACAGTCTTTACACTCATATAATATTGATATAAAGAACAGAGAAATATTTTTACATTCTCATTTTGGATATGATGAAGACGAAGCTGGTGTTGACTACAGATCGTCTGTTACATTTGAAAAAAATCTACGCTTTCTAAATCAACAATCCGGAGACCCAATATTAATACATATGCATTTACCTGGGGGAGACTGGGAGGACTGCTTAAGCTTGTGTGATACTATAAAATATAGTCGTTCTAAAACAACAATATTAGCATATGCTAAAGTTCAATCCGCTAGTAGTATTATTTTCCAGTCTGCTAATCTCAGAATATTAATGCCAAACGTCAATATGCTAATTCATTATGGTTCAATAAGTATAGATGATGAACACAAAGCGGCAATTAGCAGCTTACAATGGAGCGAGAGAGAGTCTGCAAAAATGCTTGATATCTTTGTTGATAAATGGATTACAAGTCCAATGTCAAAAGAAAAGAATTGGAAAAAACCAATAGCACGAAAACATATTCAAAGTCAATTAGCTACAAAAAGTGATTGGATACTAACAGCAGAGGAAGCGGTGTATTATGGTTTTGCGGATGGTATACTCGGAGATAAGAAATATCCAACCATAGAATCATTAAAAAAGTAAGACTATGCATTTAGAATACTGCTATTATGATATAACTCTCAAAGATTCAGAATTAATAGATATTATAAATAAAGTTATTAAATTTGATCTAAAGACCATATCTGTTCTTCCATCATATCTTAGACCACTCAAGTCAATACTCTCAAGCACAGATATCGCAGCATCTGCCCCAATAGATTTTCCTCTTGGCACAATGGATCTAAAATCCAGACTATCTGTTGCTGAAAACTGTATTAAAAATGGAGCATCCATACTTGATGTTGTATGTCCAACATATTTATTATGCAATAGAAAGTATGATAAATTTCGTGAAGATATAAAAGAAATGCAGAGTTTGTGTTCTGATTCAAAACTAGAAATTAGATATGTTCTTGAATATCGTCAATTTAGCTATGAGCTATTATATAAAGTAGCACAAATATTATATGATTTTAATATTACAACAATATATCCATCAACCGGATACTTAATTGATGATATTTCTGACAATATCACCGCCTCTGCACTCATAAATAAAAAAGTGCCTAATATCAATATAATTTGCAATGGTAATATTTGGAATGATAATCAGATAAAAATGGCCAAAAAGAGTAAAATTTATGGTTTACGGGTCAATTCATTGAATGCTTTAGAATTGATAACAAAAGAAAACATAATAGAAAATTAACCTTTTAGGTGTACTAGATTATAGATTTTAAACAATCTTCACAGAATAAAACGGAGATATACAATGGCTACAGCTACATCAGCAGCAGTTGACTATACAACACAACCAAATTTAAATGGCAGTGGATCAAAAAATAATGGCGGATCCGCTACCAGAGTCGGAACATCAACAAAACTAAATTCAGTAGCGATCAGCAAAGATACCACAGGTGTCGTTGGTTCGGTTGTTATTGATGGAGACTATACAGACAAAGCTATCAGTGGCGGAACAATTCCTCATAATCACACCAAACCAATAACATTTAAGGTAACAAATGAAATTGCTGGTGTTGCTAGTTCTGTTTTTTCAACCAGTGCTAATGATCCAACCCAAGTAAGAGGAATTAATAAGAGAGAAAACTATAGAGTTGCTAAAGTTTCAACAGCCTATAGAAATGGTCAATGGGATCCCTACTATGGTGAATTTAGAGCATATGGAACATACTCAAGAACAGGCTATACCGTAACAGCAACCGTTGCTCGTCACGGACTAAGTACTGGCGACGTTGTAAAACTAGATTTTTCAAGCGGTACTGCTACTGATGGTATTTTTACCGTTACTTATGTTGATGTGAATACTTTCACCTTTACTCATACTGCTACTGGTAGCACAAGTGGTAATCTTAGTCTTGAAGGCCCAGCTTATGGAACTTCTACTCCGGGAACAGACAATGCAGCAACAGTTTCCAGAAGTTCTCCTGGCGATCTTGTTTTCAGAACTGGATCTAAGCTTCCTGTTCGCAATCAAGATTACAAGCCAAAGACTGGCTGATATAATTAGTTTATTATTAATCTAGCTTAAAGCCAGCAATTTTATATTGTTGGCTTTTTGCTTTTTAGTGTATTTAGTAATACCGCCACAAGAAAAGGGTTTTAATTATGAGTGATACCATAGTTCACTTTTGGGAAAGCATAGCCACTACTAGTATTGGTATTATTATCACCATGATTGGTTTTTGGGTGGCAATAGGCAAAAATATGGCCACAAAGTCAGAAGTTGCTGAAATGATAGAAACAAAATCTCCATATTTACATGATAGACAGTTTATTATGGAAAGGCTTGCTGTGAACAAAGAAACACAGGCAGCATTAACAAATATGTTGCAACGCAATACAGAAGTTATGAATGAACTTAAAATTCAAATAGCAACACTTGGTAAAACATTAGAAGCACTAGAAGAAAGAATAGAAAGAACTTGAGGTAAAATATGGCAACTGATATTGAATTAGCAAATACTAATAATCCAATTAAAAACGGAACAACCGTAACAACTTGTTCATTTGCTGGACAGTATAATACTATCAACACATATGTTAATAATACTCCAGCAATAGCAGATATTGAGTCAAAATATGATGAATTATTTGACGATATTACCTACTATATACTGGGTAGCTAACTATGACTACTAATCGTTTTTCTTTATCATCTGATATAAACGAACTGCCATCTTCTGTTTCTGTAAGTGGTAGTGATCTATTTGCATTCTCTGATGACCCCGCCTCAGCAACAGTAACCAGAAAAATTACTTTTAGTGGTATAAGAACTTCAATATTTAATCAGCCAACAACTCTTCAATTCAGACAAGGTACAAATACAGAAAGAACATATATTACTCCATCTAGTGGAGAACCAATATGGACCACAGACAATAAAAAATTATTTGTTGGAGATGGATCCTCGGTTGGAGGAATTCTTGTAGGGCCATATACTCCTCCAGAACTTACAAATGGCAACTCAAATAGTGGTACTCTTTCTATTATTTGTGGAGGAACAGGTAATAATATAGTTAATGGATCTACATATAGTAATATTAATGGAGGTTTAACTAATTATGGTAGTGGAGTGTCATTTTGCATAGCAGGAGGAAACAATAATTCTATAGGAATAAATGGCTCTTATTGTGCTATTGGTGGGGGTCAAAATAATAATATTCAATCACAATATTCTACAATAGCAGGAGGATTCTCAAATCTAATAGGAACAAGCGTCCCATATTCAACAATAGGAGGAGGAATCTCCAACAGGTGTTATGCTACCGGTGTCACAGTATGCGGCGGAGCGCTCAATATTTCCTACAATGCATATGGAACCATATGTGGTGGTTTTTCTAATAATATTTATGGTGATTATGCAACAATTATAGGAGGAAATTCTGCCAAAACAACACTTTATGGGCAAGTTTCTCATGCCGCCGGATCTTTTGCTAATCGTGGAGATGCTCAACACACGACTTTAATAGCACGACGAGAAACATCTGACACAACAGATACTGTGCTAACACTTGACGGTCTAGCCCCATCTGGTAACAACACAATATTACTCACAGCCAGAACTTGTTGGATGTTTACAATTAAATTGAGCGCATATAATGATTCAGACAATATTGGAGCATCATGGCTCTTAAAAGGAGGAATAAGAAAAAATAATTCCAATCAAACAACTTTAGTTGGAAATGTAACATCAGAAAGCTGGATAGAAAGTGGAATGTCTGGAACATCAGTCTCAGTAACAGCAAACGATACCAGCGACACACTAGAAATAACAGTAAAAGGATTGGCTGGCAAGAATATTCGCTGGGTAGCATTACTTGATATTTGCCAAGCAAGCTATGGTGTTCCATGATGTATGACGCAGTTAATGCTCCGGGTAACTGCGGAACTGTCAATAATGATCCTCCACAATACACTATTCGTCAATCAGCAATTGGAGGAGACGATATAAAGATAGCTGTCGAACCATTTACTCGAATAATATCATCAACAGCATCATCTTACGTTTTATATGACGCTAATCTCATAAGTAATACCAGTACGCTCACGGTCACGGATCACCTCGTTTCTGTATCAAAAACAGATAATATCTCAGATATTACTATATATAGTTTAAATACTAATGTGGTAAATACTATTGATTCTTATAATGGAGGTACGATGGTTGCCTCTGGAGTTAATACTGGCTCTACATCAATAGTTGCTAGCGGAATTAATTTAATAAATAATTTTAGTATTGCTGATGTACAAATCACAAGGATTGGTGGACAATCCATAACTTCTTTTTCTTCGTATTTAAATGGAACACTTGGTAAGCACTGTAGTGATGCTATAGATACTAGGATAGTAGGGAAAAATTCATTAACTACAAAACCCATTTTTACTACGCAAAATCATTCAAATTCCACATATGTTAGGAATACTAATTGTTGGGCTTATGATTTAGATTTAACTTGCATAAGTCCTTGGAATACAACTGGAGCAAATACTATGGCTGGAACTTTGATCAGCCCATGTCATATTGTTTTTGCAACGCATTTCCAGATCGATACTGGAGCTAAAATTAGATTTATTACTAATAATAATGTTGTTATAGAAAGAACAATGATTGATAAAATTGATATAGCTAATGATATCACATTAGGTATTTTAGATAGCGACGTTCCAGGCACCATATCTTTTGCAAAAATTTTACCGAGCAATTGGTCAAACTATTTGCCAAACTTATGGGGAAATAGTGCTCATCCGACCAATAACAGCACATTATGCAAAGTGCCTATACTTTGTCTTGATCAAGAAGAGAAAGCATTAGTACATGATATGAATATTGGAGGAGGAAATTGCGGATGGAGAGCTCCGATTACAGGTGATAGATTGTCTTTTTATGAGCCTATAGTTCTTTATGATAGTGGGAATCCATGTTTTCTAATTGTGAACAATTCATTAGTTTTAATGTCAACATATTCATATTCAGTTAGTGGTCCGTTTTATCCTGCATATATAACCTCGATCAACACTGGTATGAATACGCTTTGGACAAGAAATGGAAAATCAGGAAGCTCTTATTCTATCACAACAGTAGATTTAACTGGATTCACATCATTTTAATACAAATAGCACTATGGTGTATATTTAATATAACATGGAGAAATTATAATGATTAAACCTGGTTATAGAACAAGCGAATTTTGGTTTACGTTAGTAAGTTTCATTTTTAGTGGAGCTTATTTATTTGGAGTATTAGATGATTTTAATCATAAAGAAGATCTAATACAAGAAACAAGCAAAGGAGTAGAAGCTGTAATATTAATTATTGGTCAATTAACATTATTATTTAGATATGTAAAAGGAAGAACAGATCTTAAAAAGACTTGGTGGGATACAGCAACACCAGAAGAGAGAAAAACAGCCGTTAGAAGCAAATCTACTAAATCCAAAGCCAAAAAGAAAATTAAAAAGCCAATTCAGCCCAAAGTAGAGTAGACAGGGGTTCTGGGTGTATTATAATATATAGGGCGTTTTCAAAAAGGACATTTTTTATGGTAGAAGCAGCTTCAATAGACTCGATAAAAATTAAAATGGATGAATTCATGACACAGGTTAAAATCTCTTTAGGAGAGGTTAAATCTGTAGCCATATCTCAAGCATGGAAAATTCTACAACTTGCTGTTGCTCAAACGGTACAGGTATTAGAGCAGAACTCTAATAATTTGGCTGGTCCAGATAAAAAAGCTATGGCTATGGACTATTTGTCAAAATTTTATGATAGTGTTTTTACTATTATTGATGTTCCTATGATCCCAAACTTCATTCAACCAATTATTCGCCAATACGTAAAAGTATTTTTGATGGCACTAGTCAGTTCCAGTATTGATGCTATGGTCACCACATTCAGACAAGTTGGAGTCTTTAAAACACAGCCGTTAGTTTCACAATCTATCAAGTCTAACCCAAAAGTTAAAAGAGTGAGGAAAAAGAAATGAATTACACAGAAAGTTTTGAGCAATTTGCTAGCAGAGTCACGCCAACCGATTTAGCCCTATATGCTGGAGCAGGAATTATCTTATGGATTCTATTCAAGGATAAACTAAGTCCAGTACAAAAATTCTTAGGAGACTTGGTTGGTGGACTAAAATCAAAACTCAATAATGGATCATCAGTTGTTCCTGTTGTTGTTCCAGACGTTGCTCCTGTTGCAGTAACTAAAGAGACAAAAGAGGATAACTTTTTCAAATTAGTAGTTTCTTGGAAACAAACTAGAGATTTAGCAGTTAAGAGCGGATGCGACGAGGCTGTTAAGGTTGCTGATCAAATGTTTCCATTCTTAAGTCCAACCGTTTGCTCAAAGGAAAAAAGTGTATGAATCCCAAACTTAAAACAGGTCTTTTAATACTTGCTCTTGCATTATTAGGAATCGGCATACTAAAACCAGACTTGGGTTCGTTTAATAATCCAGTATCTCCTTCGGCCGTTGTTGAACTGGACGTTAAGGAACCAGAATCAGTAGAACTCAAGGAAAAAGCAGATGCTGTTATAAAAGCATTATCTGTTGATTCTGATCGTAAAACTGATGGTTTGAGATTAGCTTATTTATATAATGATATGGCAACATTAGTTGCTCTTGATGGAGACAGTGAGGTGATTAAGAATACTGAATAAATTAGACAAGCTAATAGACTAGCCGGTTTAATGCTAAGATTAGATATTAAAGGTAAGTATGAAGACCTCCCAGAAGCTGCTCAAGCTTTAGTATTAACAGCAATTAGTGATGATAATGTTCTATTAAATAAAGACCTTAGAGATAAAGCTGTTGATGGTTTCAAAGCTTTGTCATGGGCCTGTTTACAAGGAAGCAAATAATGCCAAGACTTTCACCACAAGAGTTATATGATAATTATCGCAAAGGTTTTAGTGGATGTTTGTGGGAGCAGCACATATTTGATGAATTAATGCAAAATAGCAAATATCCATTATTCGGAGCTGCTAGCAAAAAAATTAAGAGTAGTGGCAAGGGCAAATTATCAACACCATACAAGAGTGTGTTGAAGTTTGAGAAGAGCCCTTATAATGAAAGACAAACTACTGGAGATTGTGTGAGCCACGGAACACGAAATGCTTGTGATGTTAGTAGAGCTGTCGAAATAGATGTTCATGGAGAAAAAGAAGCTTGGATAGCAAGAGGAGCAACAGAAGCTATTTATGGGGCTCGTGGTCATGGTGGAGAAGGAATGAGTTGCTCTAGGGCTGCTGAATTTGTTAGTAAGAATGGAGGAATACTACTAAGACAAAATTATAAGGGAGTAGCCGACTTTACTAAATATAATGGTAATCTAGGAGCCAGTTGGGGAGGACGAGGATTACCAGATAAAGTTATTGATGCAGCTAATGACCATCAGATCAAAACAACTAGTTTAATAAAAACAGTAGAAGAAGCACGAGATGCTTTAGCTAATGGTTATGGTTTAGCCGTATGCTCTAATTATGGATTCTCTAATAAGAGAGACAAAAAGGGCATTGCAAATACTAGTGGTAGCTGGGGCCATTGCATGGCTTGGATAGCATGTGATGATACCGGAAGCGAACCATTATTCTTAGTTCAAAATAGTTGGGGCAAATGGAATGATGGTGGTCATCCAGAATGGGGCCCCATACCAGACGGCAGTTTTTTAATACGAGCCGACGTAGCAGCAGGGATGCTTTCACAAAATGGAAGTTATGCGTTTAGTAATTTTGACGGATTCCCTGTACAAAAGCTACCATCTTACGGTTTTGAAGACTATCTATAATATAGTGGCCTAAAAGCTAACCTTAAGTTTGGTGTATTATATTTATACCTTTAGGGTTATACTATGAAACTTTTAGATAGAATTGCTTTAAATAGTTTATTACGAATAATAAGAGATCTTATTATACGAATGGTTGACTTTTTTGAAAAACAACAAAAGCCAGTCAAGCCACAGCCCAAACCAAGTCCCAATAGACCCCGCCCTTTGAAAAATATTATAGACTTGATACCTGTTCCATGGAGAACAAAAGATGAATAAAATACTATTACCAATTTTAGCAGTTGCTATGATATTTGGCTCATATGGATATCACGGTTCAACAACTTCTGCAGTAACTCTTGTGGGCGGGATTGTTAAAGCACAACATACTGAGAGTGTGAAAAAATATAGACGCAAAGATTGTCCAGTATGTAAGGGTACTGGCTACTATATTAGCGGAGATAAAATTACAAAAGTAAATTGTGGATATTGTATTCCTGACAAGAGTGATGCTCCAAAAAATCAAGCACCAAAAGAATATCCAAAAGTTATTGTTCATCCTCCAGTAATTATTCAACAAAATTGCCCAAATGGTGTTTGTCCAATCCCTAAAAAATAAAGGTTTATAAATGGACGATAATCTTAGAGAAAAATTAAAAGCTATCGCAGAAAAAGTGTTAAAACAAGCAAATGTGCCAAATGATGAAAAGTTTGGTAGTGTTATTGCTGTGCTAATGATGATTAGTATTATACTAACTGTAATTAGAGTATTACAAGAATGCAATAAAAATAAAACACAAGGCATGACATCAGAAAACAAACAATCACTCTATGCTGAAAATATTAAATCTTATAGTAAAAAACGAGGTTGGTTTACTAGACTAAGAATAAAAAGAATTCTTAAAAGAGAACTGACCTCAGAAGAATATAATAAATACGGCATTAAATTAACAGAAGCATTGTTAGATATAGGAGAAACCCTCAAGGATGATGAAGTCGCAACTCTAATGGAGGCAGCAAATGTTTAGTATATTAATCTGGTGTGTATATGGTATTTTTGTTGGCGGTATAGCAAAAGCTATAGTTCCTGGAGAAGAAAATTTTGGTTTTGTTAAGACAGTAGCACTAGGAGTATGTGGCTCCTATATGGGTGGCGCACTATTATACTTACTGGGTAAGTATGAATCGGTGTCTCCTGCTGGATTGTTCATGGGAGTCGCCGGTGCTGTTTTAGCATTGGTGCTTTATAACAAACTACAATCATCATCAAAATAAACTAGCAATAGTTTTATATCTATATCATACAGATTTATGGCCAGAGTTTAAAGACTTATTAAGTCGTTTAGACCTGAATTATACTTTGTATTTGGGATTATGTAAAGACAATGATAATTCCGAAATCTTAAATGATCTTAACTCTTTAAAGTGCCAAACTAAAGTTAGTTATCATGAAAATTATGGAGCAGATATAGCTCCTTTTTTATCTCAGCTTCATGATATAAAAGAGTCTCTTTTTATTAAAATCCATGGTAAAAAAACCAATATAGGAACTCATAACCATGTGAATTGGAGATCTGTTTTATTAAACGATTTGATTGGTGGCCCAGATATAATAAATTCAAATGTCTTAGCGTTTGAAGATGAATCAGTCGGTATGATATCCCCAAGACCTTTCATATGGTCCAACTTAGAGGGATCGAACTCCTCCAAGATACAGAAACTATGTTTAGAACTGAATATAGATTATAACTTAGTTAAAGATGGAAATTTTGTTGCTGGATGTATGTTTATGTCCAGGACAAAAATTTTTAAAAGTATTTTTACTAAAAAGAAAATAATAAACATACTAAAACTACTTACTGAAGAAATCAACAAAGTAGAAGATATAGTTACTGGAACATATTCGCATTCTCTTGAAAGAATTTTTGGCTATATTATTAAATTTAAAAACTTAACTATTAGTAATAATATTATAGATAATTATATCTTAATTAAGAACACAGACACACAAAAAATATTTCATGCAATAAAACTATATACTAACTTTATCTATCTGCTAGAAGATATGAATGTTTATGGAGAAATATTAAAAGAAACAAATAATACTAACCTAATTCGATGGTATCACTTGAATAGTCCAATAGATCAATCGTATGATTTATCGGAAGATGGCTATTTTATTTCCAATGGGAACAATTCCAGTCTTTTAGATGATTCTAAAATTAAGTTTAAGTTTAAAACTCCTAGTAGTATATCGGTATCTATACTTTTATTTTATCCAGAAGAGTTATCTTTAAAATCTATTAATAATATATGCTCTATGCTATTTAATAAATGTAATGAGCTAAATCTATTAAAGATAATACTAAATATTAGAAATAATTCATTAAATTATAATTCAGAAATTATTAAAAATAATATTTTAAATTTACAAAAATACTATAGTGATTTAAATGATTTAGATGTAGAAATTAATTATTTTGAAAATTTTAACTATGGCTATGGCCGTGGTCATAATGAAAACTTTAATATTAATTCCAATACAGAAT